CCACGCATACCGCACATACAAACTGTTAGCAATACAGTTAATAATGACGGTGAGGATGTGTCCCGAAGGATTTGATCCCCAAAACTCGACAAGATCTCCGTCAAAGTCAGTCAGCGCGAACACAATGTCCCACTTCATGGTCATGACTGTAAGCATCTGCTCCTCCGTATATCCAGCCGCTCGCAATATCTTTTCAAGGACACTGAAAGCAGCTAACATCATGGCAGGAGACATCTTCTTGTCAAATTTGGAATAATCTCCAGCAATCAAACGTTTTTTGCCAAACTTAGTGAGCCAGTGGTAAAACTGACACCACTCAAGAGAGGTAGCGTTTGTGCCGGGGGCTGCCTCAAAAACGAACTTGTTCTTCTGGATGCAACGCACCAGTCCCAAAAAGTACTGGCGCATCAACAAACCCAACGGACAATTGCCCGCGGAAAACAAGCGCGTCTTCTGCGCTTCCACCTTAGCAAGGGAAATCACTTCATCCTTCTGATGCGCACGGAAAATTGCCATGCACCTCTCGCCTCTGCGATACTTCTCGTGCATCACATCGACTCGGGCGTGAATTTCTGGTGTGAAATCTACCAGGTCCTCCCATTGCTCCACCTGTCCATGGTGAATCAAGTAATTGTTTTTTGGGGCGTTCCAGGGAAAACCCATCGAAGATTTTAAATTCATTCGATCAATATACTTGACACCAGTCAGACCATTCAGAGCGGCTCGCTCCGTGATGACCTTGACATCATCCAACGCGCCCTCAGGCAGATTGGTCAGAATGTCATTGACAAAAGCTTCTACGCATTCATCAAGTACTGGACAGTTGATGTTGTGGTCCTGCTGGACCACATCGACGCATGCCGTGCGCCACGGTTTCCAGCTGTTTAAAACTGGAGCTCCAACTTTGACCTCATATCCTACATCCAACATAGCGTTATGGATGACAGTCTTGGTCACTTTGGATTTGCCCTTCGCTCGGAAACCCGGAAGCGATCCGTACACACTAGCAGTTCCTTCCTCAATGAAGCGGAAGGTGCTCTTCTTGTGCAACGGCAACAACTCAATGGGATTACCGAAGGCATCGCGCAGATCAGGCTCACCAGCCTGTACCTGCTCGACTTTAAGAACGTCACGAGCAATCTCGTAAGATTCTTTTGGCAATACAACAGCTGCCACGCTCTTAGTCCACCCACCAATAATGTGGAGACCAAGCAGCACAGGCCCCATCGGAGGAAATCCCAAATAGGGAGATCCACAATGCCCAGACTCAGTAATAATCTCACACAAACCTCTGTATGCGATAATTTCTGGAATCTCGTCCGACGTCTCAACGGAATTTTGGAGCGCACGCAATGTGTATCGCTCGTCAACGCCCTGAGCGTCTCTCGACAAAAAAGTTGCTTCGCAGCAAGTGGTAAACCTCTCACTAACAAGCAACCCCGAAATCGAGGCGCGTGGAGGTACACACCGCAACCTAAAGAACACCAAATCGTGCTTCGGGTCGCGGTAGAAGTCCCCTGGGTGCATAGTAGTCCTAAAACTATCTCCTACACCTGGTTGATGATCGCTTTGCTTCACCGCAAATGCCACATCTTCCACAGGAACATTGTGACTATTCGTCACATACAGCTGACTTTCCAAACATAAAATGCGGAAAGTTCTACCAGCTGTCTTGCCTCCTTTCTGGTACGTGCTCTGTACGTACATGATATTTCTCGCAACCCGTTTTTCAACCTGGTCACGAGGCATATCCTTCCATGATCTCGTGAGAGGCGTGTAATCAAATTTACACGGCTTATACTCATCACGATACCAAGGGTTGGGTTTGTCATCCTTCTCAAAGGACTCAGACTCCTCATCTCCCTGCGTCTTACCGGTCTTCTTCTTATTCTTCGGCTTGGAAAAGATCCAATTGGAAATCAAAGACACAGCCATCATAGCTGCAATCCCGGCTACAGTCATTAAAAAACGACCATACACTTGGCACATGAGTGGGTCCAACATAGCACGCATGTGTAGTCGACGCACTCGTCGTCCATACCTACACATCATGGCAGAAACCCATCTTCTCTCCGTATCCAATCTCTGCAGAATCGGCAGGTTCATGGAACGCACTTTGGCACAAATGATATCGTACCAACTGGCCTGTGGAGCAGGAGGTAAGTTCAAGGAAATCATCCTTGTTCTCAACTCCTGTGACGTTTCATCGTCAAGGCCACCATCGAATTCCGCGGAAAGATCAACCTCTGGAGGAGGTAAAAAACCTTCACGTCGCAGCATCTCGATGATGTGCGGAGCGGTTTTAGCTTTGGCTTCTCGAATCAAATTCGTAGCCGCAGCTCTCGCAACTTCGGTCGCCATATCAGAGGCGGTAGAAACTGCTTTCCGCTCGATGTTGTGCAAAACATTGGTAGCACCTCGCTTCACTGCGGGACCTACACAAAATAATGTCATGGCAGAAGCCATGGCACCAAATGCAACAACCTTTGTGGTATCTCCAGACTGCAATTTCTCCTTTTTACAAGAGCATTTTGCTTCTGGACGATAGCACACTTGACAAAGTGAGACCTCCTTGAAAATAGCAGCACCAGCTTTAATCTGGGCTTGCTGTTTCTTGAAAATCATAGACTCACGTGACATAAATGCCATATATTCGTAAATCGAATCTGTTGTCAACACGGGCTCATAAGCAGCCCGTTGCTTTTTGCTAGACATATCCATGTCCGCAACCACCTTCTCGACGAAAAA